ATTCCTGCATCAGAGAAGATTGTTGAGCCTGCGGACTGAGACATGAAGCAGCCTAGAAAATACGTCTGACCCTTTGGTGAGGTAGGGGTTAAGGTATCATTGGCGAAGACATTATCTCCAAGGACACCATTAGCTTGAGGCAATCTGTTACCAACGACAAACCCAGCATTTGTTACCTTTCCCGTGTTGTCACCTGACGTAATTCTTGCCTTTCCGTTTCCGACTCCGAGGACCTTTACATAAGTTCCTGCTGTTGAATTTTTCATCCATTCATCTACTGCTAACGGACCAAATTTCTTGCCATCTGTTGAACCAAATGTTGATACGAAATCCTTCCATGTTGCAAATGTTATTGGAACAAATGCCGGCCCTCTAACTGAGGTTCCAACTATGCCAGCAGGCACACCTGACGGGGCTAGTTTTGTTGGACCGGTAAGGTCAATCTCCCGTGTGCTTATGCCTGGACTTTTAAAGGTTAGCTCTGCCATTGAGTTATCTCCTGGTATTCTCTTTTATAAATATATATCATTATTCGAAGCTTACGCCACTATTGGTTACAATGAAGTCAACCGCTATAAATTCAACTGCTCTTGTTGGAACTACGACGATTCGACCATTTAGTTTGCTTTCTTCGACATCTTTTGCTGAATTATTCGTGCCATCACAAACTACCTTAAATTGTTCCACACCTTGCTGCGCTTGAATAAGTGCAAGCAGAGGTGTAATCTGTGATACAAACCTTGCCCTCGTTTGAGAGGTATTTGGCTCAAATAAAATTCTATTTGCAACGCGGACAACTTGCCTTTTAACTTCAAGCATTAATCTTCGAACATTAATTCTGTCCAGCGCTGATTTATTCATCTGTAATGATTTTTGTCCAAATATCACAAACCCGACCCTGGGGAATACTGCAATTGGATTAATCCTGGCATCATAAAGTGTGTCTCTGTTTGTTGAGGATAGTCTATTCTCTACATTTACCACAAAATCTAATGCGCCACGATTGAATCCTGCAGGTGCAAACCATGGGAACGCAATTTTATCATTGTATGCGAATGTTGCAAGTGCAGCAACTGAGGCTGGGACTTTTACAACTTGATTATTGACTGGATCATTAATATACACATCTGGAAAGAAGGTTGCACCGTAATTATTATCTACCGCACGGGACTCAAACTGTTCTGATGTTTCTCTTACATCCACCCTTGCTGTTGAATCATCATATAGACGATTCTGGTCTTCATCAAACTTAAGAAGATCCATTATGTATATTGCCTGTGAATATGCCTTTGTTCTGTCTAATGCATAATTCGTAACGAATGCATCTCTAATTCCTGGAACACACAAGATATTTGTATTTACGGTCATGGGATCAGTCATTACCTCTACTGCTTTTCGCATAGAAGCAACTGCGTTATTCTTACGCTGGGCGCCTGATTGATTGTCTCCGCCAATTTGGCGTAAACCATTACCAGGATCTCCGTCAATAGCTCCGCCGTCTATACCTGATGATAACGCCTTATCTTTAAAGTAATAAGAGTTATCATCTAGGATATTGACTCCGTCAAATCCTCCATAAAACACATTCGTAAACTTTGCATACTCTGTGAATCTATTAAAATGAACCGCACTAGTATGAACTAGCGATGCCATTGTAAATCTCTTATCTCCGTATGTTGTTCCGTCAGCAATTGTATATGTTGCCTTATCAGGATCTCCGCTTCTAAGATACGATGTTTGAAGCATATGCTCTCTTCCGCTGCCTGTAAATTCAGTTGTTATATCAGCGAGACCATTACCTTGATCCTTATTATAGAACGCAACCCTTGCTAGGGTGAATTTGTTATCACAGAATGAATCTGCAGCAGATCCGGTAACAAGCATATCTAATTTTTCTATTCCTTGAAATTTAGTATATGCTTTGACTAAAGGATTCGGAACCTGACTTATATTTGTATTAAGAACTGAGTCTGTAACTGTTCCGCTTAACGGGAGCCTTGTTGTTTTGACACCCCAGTAAAAACGCTGGTCGATTCTTTCATTATCACCAGTTTGCCCGACCCAGTAGGGGCTTGTACTATCACTGATGGCACCCCGGGTTACCTTAAACCTAAAAGGCATGGGAGGCATTATCGCACCTGTGTGAGTTGCTGTCATTCCGACACCGGTCAGACGGCGAGGGGCACTACCGCCGAGTACTTTACCCGACGCGCCGGTAAGGGCCGCTGTTGTTGAGTCAGTAAGTGTATCCGATGTTTTTAAAACTGGGATTCCCCTAAACCCAAATGGTAGCGCATCTTTAGGGATTTCTCTATCCTCAACATCAGCACTAACATTTACCCTAACCCTTTGTGAAACATTCGGATATTTTCCTTGAATAACCAATCTACGTTCATCAGGATTCTCTTGATCAAAATCGTAATAAACCTTCTTATCTCCAACTTGCCTAGCGACGTATCTATCAGAGTCAGGGTTTAATGTACAGTTTGGATATCTTTCAAGAATTTGGGTGCTTGTGTCTACGTCATCAAATGACCTTACTTGAACTTCGAATGTTCCGTATTTATTATTTGGATCCGTTGAAGCCCTTAAATTTGCGATTGATATTTTGAACTTATCGCTTCCGTATTCCCCATCCGTTAATGTTTCAAAGTGAAAAAGATTGAATTCTCTAAACCCAAATGGTTGAGAAATAAACTCTGTGGTCTTTGAGGTTGTATATCTGGTATCAAATCTGCCAAATAAGTCTCTGAAAACATCCGTGGAAGGAGTGCCTGCTGATGTTTTTGCAGAGCCTGATAGTAGGCCTACGGCTCCCGATGATGTGGCAACTGGTGCCAGATCATGCTCAACCGCACAATCTAAATAAAATAGATATTGCTCTTTCTGGAACTTTCGAGGATCTGTATTTAAGACCCTGGATACGTAATTACCATCATTTGGATCAAGTGAGGCCGTTATCACACGAATACCTGGTGAGGCATCATCATTAGCAAAATTTACACCAGCAGATGAACTTATTGCTAATTTAAAATATTTTAATTCTGTTAATGATGAATTTGTGATTGCACCAACGGTTGCTTTGTCATTAGACACATTTGTGGGTGAATATGCTTGGTTGTTATCAAGAATTTCAATTTTTGTACCAGTTGCGCATAAGAAAACGCCTCGTAACAACGTTACATTTTCCGCGTCACCGTCTCTATCTACAAAAAAACTTCCGTTATCAGTAAAGACTGGATACCCTGCACATTCCTCTACATGGGGAATATGTGTTGCAACTAAAAATTGTACCGTACCTTCGTGGCGGCCATCTGTAGACACAGCACCCTTGATAACAAAACCTGCATTCTTAACAGTTCCCTGTGTATCAGTCGTCTCAAGATGAGTAATTGTCTCATTTGAGCCTGCACCTAACACTCGCATATATGTCAAGGCACTTTTATGTTTTAAAAATTCACGAACCGCGTACGGCCCAAATCTGTTTGTGTCTAGTGTTCCAAATTTAGTTTCAAAATCTGCAAATGACCCGACAGTTACAGGAACGAATGCGGGACCCCTTTGTGCTGTGCCTATGACACCTGCTGGAGTTCCTGTCGGCGAAACTTTGCGCGCCGATAAATCTATTTCCTGCTCAAAAAAACCGGGTGAACGAAATGTTTGCTCAGCCATTATATCTCCTAGAACGTTTATCCCTTATTATAAGTATTGGGTTTAAAGTTAAAAAATTAACTAATGGTTTCTCTATAGACAGTTTCTCCGCTTCTGCGGTTCCTTGTCTTTACCAAAACTTTCTTCCTAACTTCTCTCCCGGTAAACGGGTCTGTTGTTATCTCAAATATTTGTACGTCAGAGTCTGTCGTTGTACCCCCAACATTCGACACTGACTTACTTTTTATTTTTCCATTTTTATGTGCCACAGATTGTCCGGGCACATTTTCTTCAATAGTCCTTATGTCATCCAAAATAAAACTTTCAGCATCACCAGAACTTATATTTGCTGGTGGACTATTTACATAAGTATCATCAAAAACATCAACGTCAAAAGATATTTGCGGGGCAGACACAAGTTTTCTTAATTTATTTTCTGATCCCTTAAATGCCGAACCCACAACATACGCTGGCACGGTCACTTCAAACGAATATTTTACTAATCGTTCACTATCAGTAAAGTCGTCAAAGTTATTTCCTGAACTTAAATTTTCACCCACATACCCTACAAACCAATACCCTTTCGGGGTTTCTAGCTTAAACGTGCGCTGGGAATATGACTGATACAACGACATCAATGCCATAATCATTTCATTCATTTGTGTTGTATATTGGGCCCAAAACGTGACTTCATATGTTGATGTATAGTATTTTGGGGGAGGTAACTCAATAACTTCAAATATGTTACCATCCAATGGTGACCTTAATGACTCTCCCTGTCTTATGTCCAAACTGGGTGCATAAGATTGTCTACGGGTAGCCAATCGGCCCGGCATTGACCCAGACAGTTTTCCAGTTTTTGCCAAACTGGAAACAAGGTCATTAGAATTTTTAATTCCACTTTTATTTATTAACCTTTGATAAATAGGGTCGTCTGGTGATAATCTTTTCTTAACAACAGTCGTTGCATTTTGATTTGTACCTGCACCCATTGTTGGGGCTTGTGTAATACCTGTTCGCATGATAGATATCAAAGGAAGTATTAATGCACCAGACTTATCACGAAGTGGTTCCTTTCTTCTCAAAACAGCAAATCTTTCACCTGTTGCAAAAATAACAGGCGCCTTTTTGATGCCCTCCTTGTGTGTGTATGTAAACGGAAGCTGCTTATCAAATAGCGTGAACATAGATCTATCCACATCCTCAATTGTACAGCTCGGAATATCAAGATCATCAGGTGCTTGACCCTTTATTTCTCTAATAGACATTATCAATCACCATAAAATGAAGAATCCGTTGTTCCTATTTCGTTCTTATTTCCAGACCCGCCAGAGGTTGATACCTCTTTTGGTTTTGTTATGGGTTTATCTAATACACCCTTTTCTTGAAGCGAGCGTGTATCGCCAGTTTCTCCTAACTTATTAGACTCTTGTCCTCTCTGCTGAACAAACGTTTCTTGAATCGCATCTGGATCAGAATATCTTTGGCTAGTTGGACCATTTGGCTGTATGTCTATAAGACCCTTTCTTGCCTGCTTACCGACAAGCTTTAATCCGATACTATGCTCAACTTGGCCGTAGACGTTACTTTCAATAATTGTACTAGTAATTTCAAAAAAAACATCACCGTAACTAAAAAAGTCTCCTTGTTCAGGATCAATATCCCTATCTATTAAATCTCTCTCATGTAAAAAAACGTTAATAGTATATGAGCCTTCTCCACCAAACCTATTATTCACAACGGTGTCTGGTTCCCACTCTACACGAGCTTCGATCTCTACTGGGGGATTGAAAACTTTATTTTCGGCCTCTTCATATACATCATGGATGTGCGTTAGACCTTCTCGAACCTTGTAGAAAAATATTTTCTGCCCGACCACATCTTTGATTATCTCCTTGGTAAGATCTGAAATGAAATCTATTTCTCTAGGAGTTATGAATAACCTTGCCATTATCTTATATTATCCTATAATGATTGCATTGCCGTTAGGGATAGGAATATTTTTTAAAATCCTCGTGAGGTTTTCACTGGCGGCTGCTTCGTCTTCTAGCATCTTGCTATATGTTAGTTCCTCTAGCATCTCTGCTAACTTTTCTTTAAGGGATTGTTTATCTTCTCTTCCTTGTGATACTAGATCCCCTCCATTGAGCGATAAGTCGCCACCGGGTATGGGAACGGATCCAAATTTTGATCTAATTAAGCCTAGCAGTTCCTTAGAAGATGCTAACGTATACTGCCTAATCCATTGTCTTCCAATAGAGTTTATTTTATCATATGATAAATTACCATACGGAACGTTTGAAAGATTACTTACACCGTATATTGAAGTATCATCATATGATGGATTTAATGGGTCTGGTGAATATCCAACGCGTATCCATATCTTTTTTGGTTTAACTGGATCACCTGTTGGTTTTGGATAAATTCGAAGTTTTGTTCCCTGTACCTTATACGAATAATTGCTTCTTCTTACTCTTGTTGACATGTCGAGCATTCCGCCACGTAACACATCCTCAAAAATTGGTAAAATATGAAAAATTGTCTCAGGTGTATATGACTCAAATGAAAATTCATTTGCAAGATAGTTTGTAGAAGAATTTGTATCAAAGAAACGGTAGGCGTTTGACGGCGCTTCATGAAATACTTCAAGTATTTTTAACTTAGTTTTTGGACTATTTTTAGCATTTTCAAATAATGTGGTCCCGTCATCCAACTTAAGGTCAGCGTATAGATCATAGTCCTGTATACCCTTAATAACAGTAATGGAACCAGATAATGTGTTATATGAACCACCTAGACCGGCATCCATTGCATACGGCTCTGCCCGCCTAAGCATAAATTCAAAATTTTCTCTAGGAAACTTTGCTTCGCTACCTGACATCGATCCTGTTGCACCACCTAAAAGATTTGCAAGTTGAGACTTTGCCTGATACTGATTTATAATAGAGCCATATTCACAAAACGACTCCTCAAATGTGGCCCAAATTTGTTTTTTTGTTAATTCTACACTAAGAATATCATCCCCTAGTTTTCTTTTGACAAAAGTCACCAATGCATCTGCTTCTATCTGAAACACTGAATCAGAATCAAAAAACCCAAAAGGAGTTGGGCTTGTTGTGTTTACAAACGCTGCCATTATATAACTCCAGCTATGCTAAAATGCTAGTATGATTATAATATTATCTTCTACGAGACCGCAGTCTTGATGGCTCTGAAGCCTTCTGCTTCTTTGCCTGTTGTTTAACCACAACTGGCTTACTAACTGCCTCCACAACCTCTTCAAGGGCCGGTGCAGGTGTTAATTTCGTAACCTTAGGTGTAACCTTAGGTGTAACCTTAGGTGCTGTTGTTGTTTTTGCTGTTTTTGTTGTTTTTGTTGTTTTTATATCTGCCATTTTATTATCCCATTGTTTTTACAATCCAAATTACAGCTGCCATTGCGAATTGCACGACAGCGAATATTGTAATTGCCTTTGTTCGAAAAATCTTTAATTCTTCTATATTAACTATATAGTTCTTAAGCTGGGTGGGAGATGCTACATCATCTATGCGCTCTTTCCATTGTCTTAGCTCTATAACCTTGTCTTCGCGAACCTGTATTTTTATAATTTCCTTTTTTACTTCTTGTAATTCTTCAGAAATTGAATCAATACTATCATTCAACGACTCTAGCTCTTTAAGAACTAGCTTAGAATACTCATTCCACCCGTTGTTGGTGGCCACTATATGACCTCTATCTTTGTAAGCATTTTCTTAAGTTTACTTACTTCCAGGCCACCCTTTGCAATCTCCGATATCTCTTTGTGCTTTTTATCTCTATTATTTGATAAAACTAAGATGTTGTCTAAGCATTCTAGCATTTTCATATTTGATGTGATATCCCATGCTATTCCTGCTACGGATACTACACCACCGCTATCTCCAAAATTTGGAACTAGCTTTACATAATAATGACAATCATTCGTATTAATAAAATATTCTGCCTTTTTTCCCTTAAGCGCTGAGATATGGTGTTCTAGGCATTGTTCTTTTACAAGCGGACAGAGGAACATATCATCAAGTGTGGTAGCCTCTTGAACCATAAACCCATTTCCCCTTTGTGAAATAATATTTTTGTCTTTTGAAAGCATCCACATTGTTACTGGTATCGGAAAGTTTTCAAAAAATGCTTCAAATAGTTGAAAATCATTTCTTAACTTGTCATCCCGATCACCAAGTTCATTAACAAGTTGCTTTAGTCTTGTGATACCTACTCTTGATTTAATAGAAGAACTCATGTAATATAAATATTCAAGTTGGCGATAACTTGAAAATATTCTAAAATCTATGAAACCCGTTCCTTGCTAAAGAGAGTAAATTAAATTACTTCTTGAAAAATAAAGGATACTAAAAATATTTCAATAAATATTACTGCCTATACCTTTATTTGGTATATTGTAAACAAATCAAATTGATAAAAAAAGGGGCCACTCAATGAAGAGTGGCCCCAGAAACCATAACGGTTTATTAATTAGCAGCTATGCTTAGATAACGCTCATGTCAAGACAGGTTACCGTTCCGTAGAAGTCAGAACGAACCATCTTCTTGCCGTAGCGAGTCATCACACCCTTACGTGGGGTGAAATCCTCTGGCGCAAAGATTGTTGGTGTAACAATGAGTGGAACATATGGAGCATAGACATAACCTGTCTCCAAATAGCTTCCGCCTTTGTAACCAACAAGGATCTTGTTGCGTGGGAAGTATGGGTCCTTGTAAACCGTGAAGCGATTAGATAAGGTACCAACCTTGTCAGCACCGATAACCATTCCTGAACCAACCTGTCCGTCACCATCAAGGGTGTAAGAAGGCTTGTAAAAGATTGAAGCTTCCAAAACAGTAGCTACATCGGGACCAACAACAATGAAGTTTGCTGAGCCGCGAAGCGTCTTTCTGTGAATCTGGTTGCCTACATCGATAATCGTCTCTGTAAGAGTCTCATACCATTCACGAACAGTACCACGCCATGATGGTCCAGGAGCGAGCGCGTCGCTCGCTAGAACCTCTGATCCTGTCTCCTTATTAACGAACTTACCTGGAGCACGTGACCAGTAAAAATTGGCAGCGTTACCCTGTGTAAGAAGGTCATTAAGAATCTCACGATCGATCTCCAAAGCAATTTGCTCAGAAAGAATCTGTGTAAGCTCTACCTCAGCATCAAGACTGTGATATGCATTAAGATCCTGAGCAAGCTCTGGGGACCACTTAGCACGTAGCTTACGAGTATTGGCTACGACCGCAATGGCCTCAATCTTAATATCAATCTCTGGAATTATCGGACTAGTGTCACCGGTTCCAAAATTAGACTCAAAAGATGGAATAACAAGAGTATCGCCTGTGCCCGTATCTAGCTTAGCACCAATCGGGAATGATAAAGTGAGCTTTTGCGCTTCGGCGTCGAGGTTACTCATCGTGCCAGAAACGACCATAAGAATACCTGTAGTTGCTAGGGACGTATCAGCCAAAGCATTAACCGTAAATACCCCAGCGGAAACCGTTCCAAGCTGGTTTAGACGACGAACATTAAAAACTCCTGTTCCGCCCTGGATTTTCTTACCGCTAGGGTCGTTACCTACTACCGCAAGAGTCGGTGGATTTGTGTCCTTTACATCTGCAAGAAGACCGACTTCCTTAACTAGCGTTGAATCCATTCCTGCGCCGTCTGCACCGCTCGTATTAACAACCAAGAAAGAATAGGCACCGTTGCCGTTGAGCATTCCTGGACCCTGATCATTCTCCTCAATTGCATTTGTAATCTGAGGATCAAACTGCATAAGCTTTCCATCAGAACCTGTTGCGTAAGCAACTGTCCCTGATACTATCG